ATCAATGGATCTATTGGATCCAGAAAAATGGCAGTTCCAGTTTGAAAAAAGAAGAAACACACAACGGTGCCACGAGTTATCGCAATCAAGATATCTCTTCTTTGCCTTTGATAGATGTCTATATCCGAAATGCTCGGGCAAGATATATCAGCGGAGTACATACCTATCTAGAATATCTGAAAAAAGATAATCCTGATCTGGATCAACCTACTGTTATGTGGTTTGTTAAAAGATACAAATTCCTTAACCGTCATTTTCTGCCACAATTTTTTTGGTTGATGAATCTGTCAAGATATCTAGACGTTGATACACAACTGAGGATCAGAAATCTCAATGATCTTAAACATGCTACCACATATATGGAAGGTCCGGAAATAAACAAATTGTCTCGTGACTTTGCAGAAAAATTATTATCTGACGATCCCAACATGGAACTGTGGTTTTTTGTGGATCAGATTTTGTTGGATCTAGCCGGGACCACTCTCACATGGTCACAGATATTGGATCATTATAAAACCCACCATCATAGCACCTGGTCGTTGATGATATCAGGATTGCCTCAAGTCATGTCCAATGTACTGCCCAAGACTTGATCATTTTGTACGTTTCAATTCCAATGGCACTGTAAGTCGTTGCGGGCACATGGTCAATGCTCCGCAATTCAGTACTCTGGAGGACATGGAATCTAGCTCATGGTTGATAGGCATCAAAAATCAGATGTCACAAGATCAATGGCCATCAGAGTGTGTTAGATGCCAGGAGACCGAACCTGACAGCATTAGGATGTTTTCCATTGAGTTAGACAAACAAACATCTCAACAGGATTATCTGCAGGTGGGCGGTGTGTTAGATAACCTTTGCAATGCAGCTTGTTTGACCTGCAATGAGAATCTAAGTACCAGGATAGGCAGCCTCAAAGGTCGTGCATTTCCAATGGTTAACAATTCCAACAATTTTTTATCATTACCACAGGACCGCATAGTGCATCTGGATATCAATGGTGGTGAGCCCAGCTACAGCAAAAACTATAAAAGCATACTGAAAAATTTGCCTCCTAATCTCCGGACCCTACGACTCAACACCAACTGTAGTACGGTGCTGACTGAATTGACGGATATCGCTGATCGTGGCATAGAAGTTACGGTCACAGTGAGCTGCGATGGAATTGGTCCAGTACACGAATTAGTACGTTGGCCTATAACCTGGCAAACATTTTTCAATAATCTCATGATTTATCGATCCATGCCAATAAAATTAAATTTATGGACCACGGTCAGTGTGTTAAATGAGAAGGACCTGCCCAATATCCAATGCTTTGCTCAAGAACATGATATTGATCACAGCTATGCCTATCTCAAGACGCCGTGGGAATTATCGGTAGATAATACAAATGTACATGCTCGAGACGAATATATACGCAGGCAAAAACAACTAAGAGGTATCACGTGAAGATAGCGATAACTGGACACACTGCAGGCATTGGACAATCTCTGGCAAACAGTTATCATTCACGAGGACATGAGATTATCGGTCTGAGCAAACGTCACGGTGACAATATCCGTAATATCATAAAGATATCTCAACAGATCGCACCCTGCGATATGTGGATCAATAATGCACAGGATGGATTTGCACAGACTGAATTGCTATTTGAAATGGCCCGGCGATGGCAAGGTACACGCAAACACATCATGGTTATTTCCACAATAATGACACAACAGCCCACGAGCTCTTTACCGGGACTAGACATGGATCTCTACCGGATACAAAAGGTCGCCTTGGAAGAATCCATCCGACAGATACGTAATCGGCAGTTAAAAATCAATATCACCTTGGTTAGGCCAGGCAACGTGGCCACCAGTGCAGATAAAACCGTGCCACCCGCTGCTGATGTGGATCACTGGGCAGAAACCCTCGTAAAATTGTTTGAGACAGCGGCTCCTGATCTCGTGATTCCGGAAATTTCTCTAGCACCAAGACCGGTATGAACGCCAAACAGATGCTGACCAATGGGGTATTCTGCCCTATGCCATGGACCGGGCTGATGTATAATTTTGATGGTACTGTAAAGAATTGCATACGTAGTGCAGGTCGTCTTGGCAATATTCGCAATACCAATATCGAAGAAATATTGTCTGGGCCCGTGAATCAACAAACACAACAAAGCATGCTGGAAGATCGGCCCGGATCTGATTGTCATACCTGTTACGATCTTGAGAATGGCAAGAAAAGTTTCGATATTATCAGTGACAGAATATTTTACATACGAGAACTCAAACACGTACCTGCATCTACCTATGTGCAGGGAAATCATGATCTCAAAACCATAGATGTGAGATGGAGCAATCTTTGCAACTTTGCATGTGTTTATTGTTCCTCTGATTTCAGCAGCCAATGGGCCAGTGAATTAAACATCCGGCCTGTTCGACCAGATCCACAACAGATACAGCAATTTAAAAATTATATCTTTGATCATGCTGCCAATCTCAAGCATGTGTATCTTGCTGGTGGAGAGCCTTTGTTGATGAAAGAAAATCTAGAACTGTTGGAACTTTTACAACAACAAAATCCTGCAGTGAATCTACGCATCAATACCAATCTCAGCAAGGTAGATACCAAGATATTTGATTTGATATGCGGATTCAAAAATGTACATTGGACCGTAAGCGTGGAGTCCATGACCGAAGAATTTGAATACATCCGGTATGGCGGGGCCTGGCAGGACTTTTTGGATAACCTCTCGGTGATCCGGGGCCTGGATCACAAGATTTCATTCAATATGTTGCATTTCCTCCTGAATTATCGCAGTATTTTCCAATGCATCGATTATCTCAGATCATTGGGATTCCATGCCAATAGTTTTATAGCAGGTGCTTTGCTAGGCCCTCTTTACCTAAACATCAGACATTTACCAGATTATGTGCTAAAATTAGTGCAAGATGAATTGGAATCTCGCATCAATGATCATCCCGGATATCTACTAGAACAAAGTCTGCGGAATTTGTTAAATTACATACAGCAACCTTTTGAACGGAATCTAATAGGATCACTGGAACAACTCGCTATCATGGATCAACGCAGGAATATAGACAGCAGTAGGATTTTCACAGAATTATACTCATTACAACAAGGAAACAATCATGGCCAAACCGTTTGACGTAAGCAAATTCCGCAAGGAGATAACCAAAAGTATCGATGGACTTTCTATCGGTTTCAACGATCCCACCGACTGGATCAGTACCGGTAACTATGCTCTAAATTATCTCATATCCGGTGATTTCAACCGAGGCATTCCTTTGGGCAAGGTCACTGTGTTCGCTGGCGAATCAGGTGCGGGCAAGAGCTATATCTGTTCAGGCAACATCATCAAGAACGCACAGGAGCAAGGCATTTTCGTGGTGCTAATCGACAGCGAGAACGCTCTTGACGAGGACTGGCTCAAGGCCCTGGGTGTGGACACAGATGAAAAGAAACTTTTGAAACTCTCTATGGCCATGATCGATGACGTGGCCAAGACCATATCCACGTTCATGCAGGATTACAAGACCCTGCCCGATGGCGAACGTCCCAAGGTCTTGTTCGTCATTGACAGCCTGGGCATGTTGCTCACGCCCACTGACGTAAATCAATTTGATGCCGGAGAAATGAAAGGCGATCTTGGTCGCAAACCCAAGGCACTCACGGCTCTGGTGCGTAACTGCGTGAACATGTTTGGCAGTTACAACGTGGGCCTGGTGTGTACTAACCACACCTATGCCAGCCAAGACATGTTTGATCCTGACGACAAGATCTCGGGTGGTCAGGGCTTTATCTATGCAAGTTCGATCGTTGTGGCCATGAAGAAGATGAAACTCAAAGAAGATGAAGACGGAAACAAAATCTCTGATGTCATGGGCATCCGGGCCGGTTGCAAGGTCATGAAGACCAGATATGCCAAACCTTTTGAAGGTGTACAAGTCAAGATCCCCTACGAAACAGGCATGAATCCCTACTCAGGGCTCACTGATCTTGCAGAGAAAAAAGGTCTTTTGAAAAAAGACGGCAACAGGCTCATGTTCGTTACCAGTGATGGAGAGATCATCAAGCAATTCCGCAAAGCCTGGGAGTCAAACGAAGAGGGATGCCTTGACAAAGTCATGGCAGATTTCCAAAATCAAAAATCCGTGGTAAGTACAGCCGAAGACCAGCCCGAGGAGGAATAACAACATGGCCGTGGATTTATCACATGATATTTGGAACGAACTCAAAAGATACATCAGCACAGTGGATCGAGGCGATGCTGCCGACAGCCTAGTGTCTGTGTTGATCGACAACGACTATGATGCTGAACAGATACGTGCAGCGTTCAAGAGCGACAGCGATATCAAACGTGCCCTACAGAGTTATCTCGATGATACCGAAGAGGATCTCGACGAAGAGGAAGAAGACGACTACGATGATTCTTATTGATCATGTGGTATAGTCGCATCACTGCCGATCTCGGTGCTATCCCCGACTTTATTGCCTACTATGAGCATGAACTCACAGAAGCAAAAAAAGAGTGCAGGATTGGCGGCTATGTTGAGATCAACATCAAAGAGTTGCCGGGCATAACCGAACATCGTTTCAACCAACTGCAAGAAGTAGAAGCCATACTCAACTACCTGAACATACAGTTGCGACGCATACGACGTAGGCATTTCCAGAAATACTTGGAAAACTACGCACGAGCACTCACAGCCAGAGATGCTGAAAAGTATGTGGATGGTGAAGATGAGGTGATCGACTTTGAAACCATAATCAATGAAGTGGCCTTGTTGCGTAATCGTTGGTTGGGCATCATGAAAGGTCTGGACACCAAGCAATGGCAGATGGGCCATATTGTGCGATTACGCACAGCAGGCATGGAAGACATCCAGGTATGATGTCTACTGTGTTTGCCAGCCCTGAAGCCAGTCATGCCCACAGCCGGCGAACTCTGGAAACTTTCTATGAATTTGACGATTTCATGGAAAGCATTGGTACCTTGGCAGACATGGGCTGCGGTTCAGGGCTGGATCTAGAATGGTGGGCCACACGCACCACCAGAGATGAAACACCGCGACCTTTGAACATCCGGTGTACCGGCATAGATCAACCGCCATCGCTGCCCATGGCTCATCGATACAAAAACATACAGTACCAACCACAGGATTTTGAACAGCCTATCATCATACACAAACGTCGATATGACATGATATGGTGCCACGACGCATTCCAATATGTGATTGATCCTTTCGCCACGCTGCGGCAGTGGCGTGATGTGACCTCTGATTCGGGCATGCTGGTGTTGAT